ACTAAAACAGATGTACCTGAAGGTACTACTGATACACCTATTAGCTCAAAACAGAAAGAAATGTATGATGAATTAAGTAGTTGGATTAGTAAGATGGATGAATTCGCAGGCTACTTAAATGGTACTGATGACAGTATTCAAACATCTCTTAATTCTGCAGAGCCGGATACAATTTTTGATAGTATCAGTAATGCTGAAACTAAAAAAATTGCAAGAGTAGCAATGGAAGTTATGTCATTGAGCGAAATCCTTAAGGGTTACTTAGCAGGTGCTAATGATCCTAAGTACAAATTTAATTAATAATATGAACGAATATAAAAGAGACGAATTATTATCAGAAGCATATGGTTCAACTATTACTAAGTATGATATTAGTGATAACTATAAGCATTTAATACCTTTAAATGATTTACCAAAAATTAGAATTTTTATGTCAGCAGTAAAAAGAGGTATACCACCACAAAAAGAAACTATAACTGCTTTTATGCCAGTTATAGAAATGATTGATAGAATCGTTGAAAATGGACCCGATTCTGTTGCTAAATTGAAAGCGCTAGCATTTCAAGGAGATCACGTTTCTACGTAATAAATAATATTATGTTTGATAAAGATACAAATTTAATTTTTGAAGCTTACCAGCAGCAATCTATTCAAGAAGGCAGAATGAAAGATATTATGACTGCTATAGAAGCTGGTGATGATGTAGATGAAATTATTTCTGATTTAAAACTCGATGACTCCGAAGAAGTAAGATCAATGATAACTAAAGCAAGAGATGATTATTACGAGAAGGGCGAAAAATCTGAGGAAGATGCTGAAGTTGAAGAAACTCCTGAAGATCAAGAATCAGATGAAGAACCTGAAGAAGATGCAGAAGTCGAGCCAACTACTAAACATTATATGTATTCTTAATTTCTGTCAATAGTAATTTAGCTTTAAGACCTGAATAAGTATTTTTTAATATGAATTCGGGTTTTATTTTGTCTTTATTACCTGCTACGCATATATCATTGAAGTCTTTAAAACGTTTTAATTCTTTCGGCCATATAAATACTTTTTCATTATTTTCAGTCAATATTATACTTTTATTCAAAGCAGCTGTATCTTTATATTGATTATCTAATACAAATACCTTTTCATAGAAGTTAAGCTTACTAACTTGTTCTTTTTGCCTAGCTGTAAAGATTTTATTACCGCGTTCAGTTATACCGCAAGTTGCTAAACCATTTTCAACAAAATAGCTATCGATAGGCCCTTCAAAAATAAACACGCTATCTAATTCCGGATTAATATTATGTACGCCATATAAAGTTTTTTCGGCATTCATCTTAGAAAGATATTTCGGACGCTCATGAAGATCTTTATTGACTAAACCTCTAGTTTGATAAAAGATTATATTATCAAATTCATCATAAAATGGTAATACTAATCTATTTTTATGTACCGGATCATTTAGAGAAAGATAAAAAGTTTTAGGTTTATTAATACCACTATCTAACTTTCTAGTTTTTATACAATGTAATGCCATTGTTACAACAGGATTATCTTTATAGTATTCTACTTGTGACGGGTCTAATAAATTAATACAGTCCTTAGGCAATGTTTCTGTCTCAATTACTTTTTTTACTTCTTGCTTAGGTTCGTCTATCTGTATCTCTACATCAAAGTTCTTTATCTCGTTAATAATAACTTGTAAAGGTTTATTAGTTACATCAGAAATAAACTTTAAAGGCTTTTTACTATAACCACAGTTATGACAATAGGTTAATTCTTTATTCGGAATATAATAAAAACGTTTCTTTTTACCCCAGGAGTCTCCTTCCTTACAGATAGGACAGCATCCATTATAAGTTTTATTAAATTTATTATATGTAACTTTATATACGTGCTCGTATACAACTTGAATTACATATTGTTCGGGGACCGGGACCATATACTTATTATAGTATAAGGTATCTGAATATCAATCTAGATATTGTCTAAAGATCTTTGGGTAATGTTATTTGAACCACCGAGTACAGAATTGTAATCAGCAACAACATTTCCTTCACTATCTTTAATACTTACTATACCCTTTTTAATTACATGCCCAGTAACTGGGTCAGTAAATATAGCTTGTTCGTATGTTTTACCTTGATGGTCGTAGTGCTGATATGTAGGGCGTGCTGTTTCACCAGTATAAGGAGAACGAACTTGTGAAGGATTTACAAAATCATTTGGATTATAATTGCTCATATTAATATTTATGAAAGGATATCTAATAATCTATTCTTTTCAAAAAATGTAGTAAACCACTTTTGGTCATGATTTACAATATTTTTAAAATAATATTTTTCGCACAAACTAATAAATTTAGTAAAATCAGAATCAAAAGAGCATTTTTTTAATTGCTTAATAACATAATTTTCTTCATCCTGATCTTTAGTTAGAGTAACTAATTTTAAATTACGGGAATAAATTTTATTTTCTTCATCGGTAAGTCTTATTATTCCATCAAGAAATTTTCCAATTTTAACTTTACCAAAGCCTTTCAAACCCGGAATATTATCACTTTTATCTCCCTGCAAGGCTTTTACTTTAATAAAATCTTCAGGGTCATATTTTAATTTTTCAATAAAGTTATCTAAATTAATTTCGTATTTTCTAATAGGATCATACACAACAGTATCTTCACTAATAAGCTGACACAGATCTTTATCTACAGTTACAATTATATGTTCATCGTCATAAAAATAACCATCTATAATACCAATAGTATCGTCAGCTTCAAAATCGCGAGGGTATATAGAAGGTATGCCCATAAGTTGTAAAAGTTCTTTTATAAGTTCATTTTTACTATGAACACTTGAATCGTAATCTCTATTACCTTTATACTCTTCTAGAAGTTCTTTACGTTTATTTTTTCTATAATCCGGCTTTTCATCCCATACACATATAACTTTATCTGCCTTATACATATCAGTATAGCTTTTTACAGCATTTAGAAACATATATACATGAAAGTTCTCAGACTTTTTCTTCATATTATTAGCAACCCAATATACTCGGTGTACTAAATTATTACCATCAATTGTTAGAATTTTTTTCATATTGTGCCTTTATTACGTCAAAAACATGTTTAGGTAATTTTTCGACAAATTGTATTATTTCTTTTTCAAATCCATCGTCAAAGTCTTCTTTAGAAACTTCAATATTTTTCATTTCCGGCATGCTTAAAAAGTTATATGCGTTTTTATTTTTATTAACTAAAGCAAATAATTGGCCAGCATAGTCTCCATGATGAACTGCGTATAGCTTTCCTGTTAATTTATCTGTCATTATTTAAATAGTACTCAACATAATCTCTGAGTTCTTTCTCTACATCATTATATAAAGGTTCCCATATTAATTCTTCGCGAAGCTTTGTACTATCTATACTATATCTAAAATCATGACCTAATCGGTCTTCAACAAACTTTACGCAATCGTCCATATCTTTTTCAAATATTTTACAAAGAATATCAACTAGCTCTAAGTTAGTCATCTCAACCCCGGTACCAATATTATACACTCCCGCTTTGGCTTTAACTGAAGTTGCAACAGTCCAAACAGCTAAGTTATGATCATGAACATGAATCCATTCTCTTACATTTGAACCTTCTCCATATACAGGTATCTTCTTATCATCTTTAAGAGAATTAATAATGGTAGGTATAAATTTTTCACTATGTTGGTTAGGTCCGAAGTTATTGCAGCACCGTGTTATCCTTATGTCTAACCCATAAGTTTCTTTATATGATAAACACATTAAGTCACTAGAAGCCTTTGAAGCTGCATAGGGAGACCTTGGGGATAAAGGGGTCTCTTCAGTAAATGATGGGTCATTCCAACCTAGGTGACCGTAAACTTCATCTGTAGAGATATGTAGAAAGGTTCCATGGCCATTATTAATTTTTCTATAGCATTCTAGAAGATTTTGAGTACCCAAAACGTTAGATTCTACAAAAATTGTTGGACCAGAAATACTGTTATCAACATGAGATTCAGCAGCAAAGTGAAAGATATAGTCAAACTTTTCTTGCTTTAAAAAAATGTTTTCTAAAAATAGAGAATCTTTTAAATCAATTATATGCTCTTCGTCACATAATCCTTTTATGTATTCTTTATTCGATGCATAACTATTCTTGTCGACATTTACAATATAACTATCTGGAAAGTTATCTCTTAAAAATCTTACAAAGTTACCGCCAATAAAACCATAACCACCTGTTACTAATATTCTTCTTTTATCTGTTACCATTTATAAATTCCTTTAATTTATCTGTAGGTGTAAAATCTAACCATTCTTTTAATCTTGTATTATCTGCCAAAGTTATATTTGCTTCAGCTTTACGTTTTGGTAAATGTACAGTCATATTACCTATCATATTAGCTACTTCAATAATTGAGTGATTGGTACCCGTGCCTACGTTAATTGTATTTCCTATAATTTTAGAGTTATTACTCTCGGCTGCTCTAATATTAGCTTCAACTATATCTTCAACATAAGTAAAGTCTCTTCTTTGAGTACCGTCGCCAATTATAGTCATCGGTTCATTGTTCCTTGTTTGTCTCATAAATATACCAACAACAGGAGCATATTGACCTCTTAGCGGAGATCTATCACCATACACATTAAAATATCTTAATATAACAGTTTCGAGATCAAAAAGGTTTGTAAACATTTTACATAATTCTTCACCTCCTGTTTTAGTAACTGAATAAGGGTTAAGACAATCATTAGGCATTTTTTCATTTAGTGGTGGACTATTTTTTAATCCATATGCAGATGAAGTAGAACTATAAATCACTCTCTTAACACTAGCCTCTCTACTACATTGTAAGACTGTACATGTACCTAACATATTGCTTTTAGCAGCTAGTATAGGGTTAATTAAAGTAGGTTGAATTCTTGCTTCAGCAGCTAAATGAAAAACATAATCTGTATCAGTAAAAATATTTTTTATAGCTTCATAATCAGTTATATCAGCTTCATGATATATTGCCTTTTTATTATAATAGAATTTTTCTGCTGTATCGCTTGAAAGATTATCAATAACATGCACTTCATTAGATTCAGCTAATTTATCTACTATATGCGATCCAATGAATCCGTTACCACCAGTTACAATAATTTTTTTATTTACTATCATTTAAAATATCTGGATTTTGCTTAATTGTTTGCTTTGTTATTAAATCTTTAATTTTAGTTGTCGACCATTCATGAGAACGGGTTGTATATATAACCTTGCAAGGAAGGTCATCGCCGGTAAACGATTTGCCTATATAATCTTCTCCTAATATTCTAATATCTGGTTTAAAAAATTCAATTAATTTAACTAGCTCTTCTTCGGTTTGATACATGTAAACTTCGTCTATATATTTTATAGCCATTAAAGTTTTGTATCTTTCATAATAAGGTATAACTGGTTTATATTTAGTATACCTTGTAGCTGAAGGGTCTTTTTGTAAAAAGACTAGAAACCTATCACAGTGTCTTTTTGCCTCTTCAAATGTATAGATGTAACCCGGATGCAATAAATCAAAGTTACCCGCAGTAAATCCTATTTTTTCTTTATTCATTTTCTTTATTTTTCTTTATAAGTTCGCAATTTTTACGAATATAAAACTCTTCATCTCCCCAATCAAAGTCTAATAATTCTTTAGATTTTGCATTATCAAGAATACAGTTACTTCTGTTACATACAATATCCAAGTCATCATATTCAACGAATTTCCAGCTTTTATTCTCTATACCAAATTCTTTCATTATATCAACTACTTGGGTTGTCGATAAAGAATTACCATGTACTGCATTAAAAATGCCAGCTTGAAAATTATCGGCTACTGTTTCAACAAATTCGCATAATACTGTTATATCTGTTTTGCTATTTTTAAAATCAATTATATTATCATATTTTAAAAGTTTAGTAAGAAGATTTTTATCTGTAAGTTCACCTTCAATAGGCATTCTAATACGAATAATATTAGTAAAGTTTTCATCTAAATTTAACTCACCAGCGTGTTTACTTTTACTATAAAAACTAGAATGATCTTCGAACATACCAAAATTTGGTTTATCATTTTCTGTAAAATCTTTTTCGTATCCAGAGTAGATACAGCCCGAACTTACATGTATAAAATTAACGTCTACGTCTTTACAAGTATCTTCGATTAATTTAGGTAATAGAACGTTAAGCGTCCAACATAGCTCTTTTTTTGTCTCGCATTCATCGACATTAGGTCGCCCCGTAAATCCAGATGTGTTAATAACTGCATCGACTGGTTGTTTAATTAAAAAATTATACAGTCTTTCTTGATCACTATAATCTAGCTCTGCTCTAGAAAAGCTATACACTTCATGTTTTTCTTTAACAAGGTAGTTAGAAAGGTTTGTTCCAATATAACCTTTACCCAATATTAATAACTTCATACATATATTTTAGTATGAATATTTTATAAATCAAGCACCGAAATCATGTCCTCCGTGCATCATTTCAACAAAATATCGTTGTAACATATTAGAAAGTGCATCGGCTTCCATTTGTGTTCTTGCATAAAATACAGGCTCAATAGCCCTGTTATCTAGATCATATCCCATAATAATAAAGTTTTGCATAAATTCGGAACAAGTATGTACCATTGCATCAATATTATTTTTATTATTTCTTTTATGTCTAATAACACCGTCCTTTGCCATGTCTCTTAATACTTCTTTAAGGATTCCTTCTAGCTCGGCTTGTTCTTTGACATTACTCTTAACAACAATAGCTTTCTTTCGCTCTATTGCTTTATTTTTACCAATTTTAGGTTTTACTCTTTCTCTTGGTATGTTCTCATCCATGTAAATATTTAGGATTTGAAGAACGGATTTCCATGAGGATCGTTAGAAATACCTTTTTGAAGTAGATGCGTTACTAAAACTTCTACGCTATCAGTTTTAATAAGAGTTCCGCGATGAAATTTATTACCACCATCATCGAACTCAAACATTATCTCATTAAAATCTTCGCGATTATGAAAGCAAGTAAGATATATTGAAGCTCTACCAGGATCTATTAAAACTGTCCATCGTCTTGGATCTGCTTCTGCATAAGCATTAAACATTTTTAAGACTACAAAACCATTGTCTTTTAATCTTTTAATAGTATAACCAGCTGTTTTTAATTTATTACTGATCGGCTTTTCTTTTAGCTTACCTTTTTTGTCTAGCATATACTAATTAATTAAGGCAGATATAACATAAATCAATGACGTATTACCTTTTTTAAGATCACAAGTTATAACACCCATCTCTTGATTTATTCTAAAATTAGCTTCTCTACAACTATTAAAGCTAATTAGTCTAAAGCTTTCAAAGTTAAGAGCTAAAGGTTTAGTTATAGCATCACCTTCAACTGTATCAGACACCTCACACACAAAATTATCAGTATTATGTCTATTACGGTCACCTAACTCGCCAACTACATTATTATCTTCAGAATAAAGATAAAGTTTTGACGTTTCAGTAGTAAAAGAACTACCTTTAAAGATAGTATTCAAACTATTTTCTTTAATAGTAAAAGAAGAGCTAAACTCTAAGCTATTAACTTTATCAACGCTAATATTAGGTTGTTTTATAATACCATCATCTAGTAAATGATATTTAAATCTATACCCGTCTTTATTATAAGCGATACTATTTTCATTAATTTTTAATTCTAGAGTCTCCGAAGGTATAATATCTAGAACACGTACAAGTTTTTTAATATCGGGTATATTAAGTTTCACACAACCAGTTTCAGGATTAGCCACTGCATGATCTAATAAATCTGTTTCTATATCTATAGAAGCTTTACACACAATAGTAGAATCTGAAGCAGCAATAACACAATTTACATTATCTTTCTCGATATTAATAACACACATATCATTAAGATTAGATACCGGTCCGAGAAAGTTAGTTACAAAGTCTCTTTTATTTTTTATTTTTAAATAACCCATATATACTATCAATTATATTATGACTTTTGTTTATTTTCAACTGTCTTTTTTTTTACTGCAGATTTTGGCTTAAGAGTATTAATAATTTCAAATATTTTATCAATCTTGTAGCCTAAATTATCTACTTTTGATGTAAGTTTATCTATTTTATTAAACAACAAATCTTTTTCATTTACATCAAAATCAAACGTCAATTGATTATCATTTTCGGAAGGCCCGAATGATACATTATTAGGTTGAGCTTGGGGTAAATTGCCAGGTACTGGAACTGGGGGAGGTGGCGGGGGAGGAGGAGGTGGCGGCGGGGCCGGGGGGACTGCCGCCTCTACTAACTGAGTAATTTGTTGCTTAACTTCCTCACTCTTCCCCCGCTGCAAAGTAGTTGAATCTCCAACTATATGTTGATCTATTTTATTAAGCTCACCATATTGCGTACCCATAAATTGCAGTAAAACATTTCTCTCTTCATCCGGAGATAGCTGTCTTGTAAAGCTTTCCGGAGGTGGAGGGCCTTCACCTCTTTGAGGAGGCTCGGGCATTGGTATTTGTTCTATATTGGGTTGATCGGACATTTTACTATAGATCTAATCCAGCCAATAAATCCTTAATCTCTTCGTCTTCTTCTTTATTCTCAGTAACAGCCGCTGTAGTAGCTTCTACCTTTACAGATTCGCTCGGCGTAGTAGTTACAGGAGTAGGAACAGAAACACTTTCAACTGCAGGTTCATCATCTGTATCTGAAGTACAATAAATATGCTCACTTACCATCTGCTTTAGTTCGTCATAGCTCTTAACAGAGAACGTATCAGCTAAAGTATATGTATTATCCATTACGGTCTTAATTTTTTCATCGTCAACTCCAGGTACTTCAGACGGGAAGCTAAACTTAGATGATACATAGGTAGGATAATCACCTTGCTTTTCTACTACAATTTTAAGATTACATCCATTAGGGCTTAAATCAAATATACGCGCGCCTAACTCAGAAGCATCGTCACCTTCAATCGCATTAGCGATAACTTTATGCAGCTGCTTACCATAGCGTAAGATCATTACAGTACCATTATTATCAGGATTAACCGGATCATTAACTATATAAGCGTTAGCTAACCATTTTTCAGAACGAATAATCTTACCAGCTTGCGCCTTTTCAGATTCATTACCGCGGTATAGTTTATAACGAGTCTCGCCAATAGGGTCACGCTCACCAAACGTTTGCGGAGATACAGCACTTACATACTGCCCAGTAGCAAAGCTATTCCAACCATGTTGAAAATAATGAAAGAACGTTTTACTAGGATCGTCAGTAAACGGTAGTAAACGTACTGTATATGTATTACCCGGCTCAGTCCTAAGAATATTAGCCGGTCCTGAGGACTTTTCCTCACTTGATGCTAAAGCACCGCGAATTGACTCGAACATTGAATTAGTTATATTACTCATACCCTTATTATATACTAGTTCCCTTCTCGTTCAACATATTTTTTAAATAAATTAACATTTTTCTTAGCTTTTGCTGAAGTTAAAAGTTTTGTTCTAATATAATCCATTCTATATAAAGGATTAAAATATATTTCAATTAAATTAGGGTGCTTTTTTATTACGTTTTTTATATAACTATTAACTCCTTTAAAAGAGAATAAAGCATAGATTGATACTTTCTTTTCTTTTAAATGAACTAAAAAGCAAGGTATACCATTTTCTTCTGCTGACATATATTGATTAGTACTTAGATTTTGTTCTTTACAAAATTTATCAATAAAAACTATGCTGTTTTTTATAAATTCTAAAGAAACTTTTGTATCCGGATTATCTAGTAAAAATTTTTCATGGTATTTTTTATAAGCATTAACAGCTTTCATACTCACATAATACTCTAGAGGATGATAAGAACTATCGCTTACAAAATACGGGGCTTCAAAAAAAGTTTTAATATCTAAATGATTATGTTTCTTAAAAAAAGAAGCTAACTTAACCACAGCGGGGTAATGTTTGTTAGTTTCAAAGTTATCGAAATTATTTCTTAATTTAAAAGGCTTATTTTCTATAGCTCGGCTAACAATTAACCATTGATTGTAAATATTTTTTTCTAACTCGGTCACTATATTATAATAGCGGATTTTTTTGCCTATTCAAGTACTTTGTTACGTATTTACTCTTTGTAATTGAAGGTTCGGTCTCGATAAACTTGCTTATAGCGCCAAATTCGCTTTCTTCGCCAATAATTTCAATAAAAATATCACGCAATCGTCTATTTTCCAGTATTTTTAAAAAGACGGTAGGAAAATTCATTTTCTTTCCATTAAGAAGCGATACAAATGTACAAAATGATAGAAAAGCATGTTCAAACTCATCTGTTTCTATATTCTGTGCAGGATTCTTCATTTTTTAACTTCGCTTAGTAGCTTTGTAATATTAATTATGTTGTCATTTAATAAACATCCAGCAGCGTCTTCATGACCACCGCCGTTTGCTATTTTACTTGCTAATTTACCCATGCTTAATTTACAGTCTTTCGATCTTCTTAAGCATACAGTCTTAGATTCCCTATTAATTAAAATAATAAAATCAGCGTTTTGTTCTTCTAACGCTCTTTCTGAAATTTCATTAGGGGCAAATGAAAAGAATCCTCCTAAAACTGTATATTCTTTACCTGACACAGGTATGTTACCAATATATAAAGGTTCAGTTTCAAAATATTTGTTTATTTTATTTTCAACTATACGTAAGGTATTTTTATGATACTGATTAAAACCAAAAAAGCCCTTTCCAAAATCATCTATAAATTTTTGAACTCTGTTACCTGTATAATTCCAGAAAATTTGATTAAGAGGTTTACTGTAACTTAAATTTAATGTATAACTATCATAATCGTCTACGATCTTTACTAAGAGCTTTTCATTATCGTTTAATTTACCCTCTAAATGTAAACGTTTATACATTAATAAAGTACAAGACGAAAAATCCTCTATAACGGCTTTAGCTTTTTTATATTGATCAAGATAATCTAAATGCTCAGAATGATGATCGAAAACAATAACGTTATCCCTATCTACCAAAGCAGCTTCTTCTTTGATATTAAGGTCACAAATAAAAACTTTATCATAGTTTTTGAAACTATCCTTTAACTGCCAGTTTAGTATATCATCTCTAAACTTTTTCTCAGTAGTGACTTTATAAGTAATCTCTTCATTTGGAAATGCTCTTAAAAGCATTAAAAGAGACCCAGCACCATCTAAGTCTGCATCGGTAAAAATGTGGATTTTACTCATTAACTGTACTTAGTTCCCTTTTTTATAAACTCAACCTATCCAACGCTTCGGACATCTCTCCTAAATCCCCATCATCATTATTAAGAGTTTCATCTTCGTGTATAGTTAACGTCTTATAATCTATTCGCATTTCATGCTTACCGAAGTTAGCACCAAAACGATTTTTCATCATATGCAAATTTATAATATTAAGTTCTTTATCGGTATCAGATTGTGTAATACCTACAATAACATCAGCAGTAGCAGCTAGCCCTATACTTTCACCAATAGTATCTAATCCAGGACTATCGGTATCGTAACCAGTTCGATTCAGTTGAGTAGCGCTAATAATAGGGCAATTAAACTTATAACTTAACGCTCTTACTTCTTCTGATGCGGATTTAATTCTCTCATAAAGATTACTGCTAAGTGAACCTCTAAGCAAGTTAATATAATCAAGTACTATAGCATCAACTTGAACCCCCTTTAGCATCACAGTCTTAACATAGCTAGACAATTGCTGAGCTGATATAGTATTAGGAGGAAACTCTTTAATTAAAATTTTACCCATCTTATCCATCTCTTTAATTGCATGCTTCATTGTCACATGCTCATCTTTTAAATCAGCAATTGGTATTTTAGTAAGATCAGATGCTAGCCTACATGAGTACATAATTTCACTCATCTCTAAAGATATAACTAAAACGTTTTTACCTTTACGAGCTAAATTAGTAGCAACATTACCTAAAAATATACTTTTACCAACATTAGTTTGACCAGCAAATACATAAAATGATCTACCATTTTGTAAAAAGCCGCCGGCGAGATGATCATCTAACCATTCCCACCCAGAAGATAGAGTAGGTTCATCAACACTAAGCTCTTTAGCTACACTTTCAATATCTTCAAATAAATCTATACCAATATCATCTTTAAGATCGATCCGACAACTTTTTTCAAACTTTTCTAAAATATAACTTGTATCGACTTTACCCGTAGTAATATCTTCCGCTACATCCATCATAGTATGATATATAGCTCTTTCCTTTAGATATCTTTCTGTATTTTCTAAAAGCTCATCACTATTAAGATTTTTATCTAGCTGGTCGAACGAACCAGCAACTAATCTAAATGCATTTTTAACTTCATCGTTAACGAGATAGGTTTTAAGTTCTGTAACTGTAGGAGGTACACCTCGTTTATCATAAAAATCTTTAATGATAGAGAATATAATTTTTATATTTTTATCAGCTATAATATTAGGTTCAATATGACCTATAACATCAGCTAAATATTTTTCATCAGTCAAGCTTTTATAAACTAAAACTTTTTCAAAGTAATCTAAATCTATTTTTTCCATTTATTAATAAAATATTCCTGTCCTTTATAAAATTCGTTATTAGGGTTAGTCAATCCCGGGCTCATATGAATTATAGGTATATCCACTACACCCATTATAACACCTTTTTTATTACATTCAAGGCAAAAATCTAAATCATAATAATGAAACTTGGAAGGATATGATTCGTCAAACTTTATAGTATCTGGAAGTGTTTTAATATCAATACCAATAAAAACCCCGTCAATAAGTAAACACCTACTAGGAATAGGCCCAAACGAAGTATACTGATATATTGATTCCGTTCCATGTGCAACACAACCCCTTTGGTCTTTTTTTTCCGACATAAGATGCCATAATGCTGGGTTACCCACTTTACAAGTTGTAGCACCGGCCAGACCAAATACTGTAAACTCTTCTGAAGCGTTAACAACCCTAGTACGAAGATCGCACGTATTAATAAAGACATCGTCATGTATAAAAACAGCAATATCAATATCGTTAGATCTAGCATCTTCGAGAAAAGAGTTATAGCATTTTTGCAAACTTTTTGTATTATTTTCTTCATAATGTTCGGGGTGCATTACCCCATCAACGAGACGTAGTCCTTTTTTACTTAATGATCTATATAAAGGAGTATCTTCTTTTTTACCTTTTGTTGCTGTATAAATTTTAATACTTTTCATATTCAGATCTATCATCCATCTCAGGTTTATTATCCCTATTCCATATCATACACATAATATTCCATAGAGCTGCTCCTAAATGATCTTCACTATCATCGCCTTGAAAATCCTGCATTAAATGTCTCATAGCACTATCATATAATACTGAATGTTTCATGCCTTTACGCCAGTTATGTTCACCATATGTAACTGCACCTTGTAGATATCGCATCATTACAGCATCTAAAGCTTTATGAGGCACTAAACTCATACGCAACTTACCTTCGGCGTTATCACGTTGAGCACCAGTTTCGAATTGTCTTGGTTGACCAGTTTGTTTTAATTTATCCATTTAGTTTCTTTGTTGTTAAAAAATCAATCCATAGGCTTAAAGATATTCTTGCACAAGCGTCTATAACACCTTCAACGCTATCATATACATTAGGTAATCTTTTATTTAATAGTATTTCACCTTCATCTACTTCTGGAATTACCTTATGCAAAACACAACCAATAAATCTATACCTTTCTTTACATAAAAAAGCTCTTGCTTGCGGATCCTTGCCCTTTAATTCAGGATAATCAATAATATATCCAGGATGACCATTATACACATTATATTCTTCGCATATCTCTTTAGGGAGTATATTTAACCATCCATGAAGAGTTATAAAGCAAGTTTTAGGATCTCCAAAACATTTACGAAGAAGCTCTACATTTTTTACTTTCTTCTTAATTATATTTGCAGTATTAGGACATTCCCATATACCAGGATTAATTTTATCTCTATCCTTTTGATCATAAAAGATCTGATCAGGGGTAAATCCGTTTTTTATTAAACCTACTATTTCAGATCCTGTTTGCGAAAATAATGCTATATGTCTCATAATGTTAAAAATGGTGAATCAACTATAAATCCTTCGACGGGTTTAAATCCGCTAGACGTATACTCATAAATAATTCCTTCAGTAACCTCTCTATAATCGCACCCCTTAATAGATGATACGTTAGTTCCTTTATAGAATAAGGTGCTTCCCTGTCTAGCAATATAAACATTAAAACTATTAATATTAAATATCCATAAAGCAAAGGTACCTTTCAATAATTCTAATACAGAAGCTATATTTGATACCTCATCCGCTTTATCGTCCGGGGGACCTATCATATAATCATTTTCAGCCAGCAGCGCAGGTATAATACTACTATCTACTCTATTACCATGTGAAGGTATATGTTCATCAACTAACTCCTTATAATTAGTTAACACTCCGTTATGCGCTACTATCCAGTCGCCATATAAAAACGGATGTGATGTATTAGCATGCCACCTACGTTCACTACTTGTAGGTGCTTGATTATGTCCCAGATAGAGAGTATTGTTATTTTTATTTTTTGGTAAAATAGTTTTATTCCAATCTACCTTTCCTTTAAATTTAGTAATATCATAATTATCTGTATCTCTATTAACCCAAGCTACACCAGTTGCGAAATTACCTCGCTCTCTATTAGCTTCCTCTAATATTTCAAACGTACTAAGATCGTTACTACAATATATACCGCACATACATCTATTATAGTAGAAATTTATCAATAATCAATAAATATTATTATGAACTTTATCTCATGGAATAATAGACTAATTAACGAGAGCGTAGATGACTACTATGTTGAACAGATTTCTGTACTTGAAGAAAGTATTGCAAAAACTTTGAAACCGGTTATGAACAAAATGAAGAAGTTAAATATAGGACTTCCATATAGAGATGCGCGTATATTCTTTTTTAACTACTTAAAAGAAAAACATCCAGAGTTAGTACCTGCAGGTTTTGAAAAGAAAAAACCTAGTGCTAAAGATGTAAATGCAATAGTTGGTCAGATAGCCATAGATAATCCTGATATGCTTGATAAATTTGCTGAAGAGTTTGAAACCTATGCCAGTGAAAATGTTCCGGGCACTGATGAAGATAGACTTTCACAATTTTTAAGAGTTGCTATGATTCTTAGAACTGGCAAGGGTGTAAGACCTAAAAAGGACGAAGGGTTTAAAAAGAAAGAATATAGTGGTCTAACAGCGCAAGAAATAAAACAAACAACAATGGATGCTGTTGAAAAAGCTCCTGTAGATAAAGGCGAAGATGCAGATGTTCAAGATGAAAAGCTACTTTTAAAAGCTGCTTTAGCTAAAGTTTTAAACCAAATGGCCGAATCAGAAGATATTGATCCTAAAATCATTGAAAATATTACTACTGTAGGTGGTAAAATAGATACTGTTTCTAAGTTTAAAAAGTTTTTAGATTATATGCATCAATATGAAGAGTATCATGTTGCAGAACAATATCTAAGAGGTATGCTTGAAGTTATTGAAAAGAGCTTATCAGAGATGGGTGAGAATGAAGAAGAACTCGACGATTTTATAACAGGCCCTCAATCTGATGAAAATATACCGCCAGAATATGAAGCAGATATGCAATCAATAATGGCTGGTAAATTTCCAGAATCTAAACATACTGGCGGCGGTATAAGTTCAAAAATGATTTTAAGAGCTGCAGAAAAATTAGCTGAAGCTTTATCACAACTCGAAGGCCAAGAATTTAAAATTCATGATGGTACTCTTGATGCTACAGGATTTGATTTAGACACGGAAAAAGAAGGGGCTTATGCTGGTGGTACTTATACTGTTAAAGATGATGGCTCTATTGTTAATATGGCATTACCTCACAAGCCTGTTTACGGTTTCGTAAATGATTCAGTAGATGATATTATTGAAACTATCAAGACTTTAAAATTATCTGATGAAGATAATAATGATCAATACGCTCCAGAAGATTCTCCTGAAGATGATAACATGGGTCAAATGGAG